ATCTGGGAGTGTAACCATAAGAAATGCTCGTGTAATCAGGTGGCCCCTTCTAGGGATTGTGCACCGCGCCGTTGTACCGAATGCCGGGGTATTCGCAAATTCCACGGAATACCATTCGGTAGTAAAACGTCCAGCTTTTACATAGACGCGCTGGAAATCATCCATCTTCAGGGAACCTTTGGCAGGAATCAGGCGATCGTCCTGAATGCCCGAATGTAAAAGTTTCAACAAGCCCGCCGAAGCCATCTTTATGCGTGGTGTATAAAAACTATAAGCGTCCTTGGCCCTTTGGCCCTTTTAGATTCGGTAGACAAACCTTTTCAGATTGGATTGTTGAAGTTGTGTTCGGGTTCTAGGCTCTTGTGTTTTTCCTTTATAAAACCACTCCTGTATTGCTTCAGCGTGATACACAAAGCATTTGATAGGGGATTTTGGTATACAGAAGTTTCCACAAGGGTGGATAATTTGCACACACTCGTCCCCATCCACAAAGGGTTCATATGTTATAGAATCTGTATCAGTTCTAAGAATGATATCAGAACCCTCTTTCAGGGTACCAATATCTTCCGCTTGAGAAATACAAAGGAGTGAAGTCCTTATTGGAGTACGAGGAGGAATATCAGGTGGTTGTGTTCCAACAACGTAGAAGTCATAATAATCGGCATTATAATGTAAATGTAAACTTCTTCCTATAAACTCAAAACACAAGATTGTTGTTCCACCTTGTTCATAGTAATAGACGAATGGCCTGGTGATTTCATAAGTTCTTTCACCACTTTTACTTATTTTCGTATACACTTGGCCAGGGATAAGATCTTCGCGAGCTATAGGAGGCATTGTGGGGGCATATTCTATGAGCCACACTGAATTTCATTTTTATTTCATCTTACGGTTCCTAATCACTGAACATCTTGTTCCCCAGACCATTCTGAAATCGGAGCCATTGCAATGTAATAACGAACACCTTCACCTCCCACATCTTATCGTATGCGCCCCCAGGTGGTTTGATATCCAGGGTCAGCCTCACTGTCTGTAGGCGCGAGGCATTGGCCGTTCCGTGCGGTTGATGTTTCCCTGGCGTTTCCGAGAAAGAATAGCCATATATGAAATTCTCATAAGATGCCGTGCCTCCTTTATGTCTATAAGCAATATGCTGGCGAAACCACTGCTCTTCTTGCTTTACCAACTCTACTCCATTCAATTGTATAGTAGCCCCCTTTAACATAGGCCCAGGGACATTATAAATAGGATCATATTCAGCAGATAAGACAGAAGAATAATTCGTCCATTCATTGTTATTGGCCACTTCTTTGCGTCGCACGAACCATATAATCTCTTCCATAGGGTGATTGGCTTCTAGAGGCAGTTGCACCTGTATAGTATCTTCAGAAGACATCGTGGCATATTTGAGAGGTTCAGAGAAATCAAAGGTCTGCACATTGCGCGCGAGATTTTCAAAGGGGCTTCTCATAATATTCTGACGCACACTCCCGTCTGTCACAGCCCCATATGTAATTAGCTGGATCTTCTTGAAGGATGGAGTAATAGGGGATGTTTGCGTGGGTGTTATTATGCTTGTAGATGTATTCATTATGCTGAGACTTTGACTCAGGGGAACATCTGTTGCACAATTTCTACGACCTTTTAGACGACGCACGCATTCTGTAAAAGGGCGAAGGGTAACATGAATACGCACAGAGCCTTCTTTGCAAGCGAGCAGAGGAAGGGCTTCTTGGAGCTTTGTGCGTTGAAAGAAAAAGGGTAAAGGCACTAGCACAGATCTGCGTGTCGTTGGGAAGGGGCGGTAACTGGGAGTTTGTGTTAAAGACGATAGTGGGTATCTGCCGAGACATTCTATCCCGGGGCCGTATTGGTTATTCATATCTGGGAAAAGGAGGCTCGCCGTATTCAGGAAATCGCCGTCCACAATTTCTATGGTTTGGTCGCCTATTTCTAGGACGGCACGTTGTAGAATAACGGAACCGAGATTGTTTGCATAATACCAGGGATCTTCTGCCTGTGGGTAAGTGAGAGCTGCCGATTCTAGTTGAACTAGGGTGGTGTCACTGAGCCAGTGGCCGAGTTCTAGATGAAGAAATGTGCCGAGGAGAAGATCGCCGACAGATAGGGAATTTAAGTCAAAAGTGAATCGCTGGCCGAAGCCGGTGGGACCTCTTACAGGATATTGCTGGACACTGAGACTAAAGGGATGGACCTTGCGCAGATTGTCGGCTACCCACCACGTTTTTTCGGAAGATAGGGGCGTGTATTCATTATCCTGGACATCCCTCGGAGTGAGATCCAGGAGAGTTGTAATGTCTCCGCCGGGTCGTTGAAACCCGCTGTCCATTCTGCTAGGTTATTGGGAGGCATCTTAGGCCATAAATAATTCCGCGCGACCTTTGCCATCCGTATTGAATTCTGCCCAGCCTTCAACAATGACGTGCAACTCTGTGTTAGCTGTGCCCACCAGCGGATCAGGAGGAACAGGGTTTAGACTGAAATACATGGTAGGTCTATCGGCCGTGGTGAAATTCACTGAACCTGTAACACTTGTTATAGGGAAACGCTGAGGCGAAATGGCACCAAGTCCCCAGTTCATTGTGCCGATTTCATAGCCTGTATCAATAGATTCTTTCGCATAATTCGTCACATCTCGCCACACCAAGGGGCTCCTTGGCAATTCGCGGTCACGCCCTGCAATCTGGAAATTCGCCGAGCTATAATAACTCTCTGCTGTTTGTGTGCCTGTGTTGAGTTTCCAAAGGCGATTCGCATTGATATCTTGTCGGGCACGGAAAAACCAGGTGATCTTTTCTGCCGGATGACGGCCATCCAAGAGTCGTTTTATAATGCTTATTCCACCTGCTGCAGAATTTACATAATCCACGCGATTTTGGGTAAAGATGTTTTCTCTCATGCGCATAAAAGGGACTTTCTGAGGGTTTTGTTGAAGAGCTTCTTGGTATTCACGGGGTATATACACTTGACGCGTCTCTAGCTGAACATCTAGGGGGAGGATCTCTGTGCGAAAGAGAGTATGAAATTCTGTATCAGAACCATCTTGTTTTGTTTGCCGGAACATCTTTGCTCCCCATGGAGTTGGCTTGTATCTGCCGTCGGAAGATTCTACCAGGTCTTCTATACGGCGGACCTTGCACTTCAAGCGATAGCTGTGTTTGAGGGCTGCGCGCTGGGGAAATCCGAGATCGGAGGTGCTTTGACAACCTATGATCGGAAGTGCTAGACGAAGTTGGCCGGGCGTGGCGTTTCTTGCGATTTGAAGATTGGTTCCATCGTGAACACCCGTTAAAGTGTTTGATAGGAAGGAATCTCCAAATGTTCCTGCAGATCTCGTAGTAGCCCAGAGAGCATCGCCGGAAAATTCCTGGAGAAGAATATTGTCCTGGTAAAACTGGATTTGTTCAAAGAGGAAATAAGCGATGCCATTCGTATATCCATATGTAACGCCGGACAAGTCTGCAACTTCTGTGCGCTGGTTAGTAGATTCTATCTTAGAGGGGAGCCACGAAGGTAGTTTGATAATGAGGGTAGGGTCGCGCATGATATCGCCGACCAAGTCAAAGTCAAATTGCAGGGTTCGGCCGAAATCGCAAGATGTCTGCGAAGGGATTCGGCGTATCTCGGACATCTGTGGAGCCTGTGCCTCATAGGTGTTGTCGAACACGGGCCCCTTCCAAGGTGGCATAGGAGCTGGCCATCTGTAAAATAGGAGGGTATTTGCCTTATGCCGTAATATTTAGACCGGTGGTAATTTTAAACAGGCACCTAATAAAATTGACATATATAAAACCCTATAACACTGGTCTAAAATGACAGAGGGATACTTATACTGTTTATCTAATCCCTCAATTCCTAACCTTTTAAAAATCGGGATGACAACAAGGACTCCTGAAGAGAGAGCTAGAGAATTATTTACAACAGGCGTTGCTACTCCATTTAATATTGAATTCTCAAGAAAAGTGAATAACCCATCACAGAAAGAAAAGGATATTCATAAAATATTAGAAAACTACCGTATTCCATCGCGCGAATTCTTTGATATATCTGTGAATGAAGCAACTAGTGTTATTGATACATATCTATCAGAAAATCTCCCAGTATTTCTAAGAGTTGAAGATGTCTTACGTTCTGAATGTGTTAGTAAGATAGATAAGACAAGGATGCTTATTTGTCTTAAAAAAAATAAGGATTATGATGAGTTTAAATCATTCTTTGATTCACAATTAGGTGAGAATTCACGCAAGTTTATAGAAAATACCACAATTATTTGGCAAGGTGATAAAACACTTGTATATAAAGTGAATTCAGATAATTCTATAGAATATATAAAATCAATAAAAACATCGGATTACCATTTTATTCGAATAAGTGAAGATAAAACAACGGTTTGAAATTTTCGCCTGTCTAAAACTTAATAACAAAAGTTCTTAAGTTTTAAATATCATGTGAATCACCTCATCATGCGTTAGGATCTTCGGTAGAAGTGTATTTATTGTTTTGATTTCTGTTAAAGGGGCTGAGCATATCTACAAAGAGCCTGCTCGTCCCCAGCATAATCAATGAACCATAAGAGGTCTGTGTTGTTTTTAGAATCTCCATTGCTCCCATGCACATAGGACTGCCCGTTGAAATCATTCCTTGAAAGAAACCATATACGCTGTCAGGCACACAGAAATAATTATATAATTTCGCCACAGAGTAATGGGCTGTGTAAAAAAGTAACATTGTGGCAAGCCCCTTCCCAATAGCCTGCATCCCTATAAAAACTACACGCCAGCGTTTTAGCCCCAGTTTACATTGACAACAATCTCCCAAAAACTATAGAAAATAAGACTTACAGGACCTGTTTGTATCTCCACAACGGAATCCTTGAATGTGCCTTGTATTTGCTCTTTTACTGTGACTTCTTCTTTTGAAAGGCCCTCCACTTCTTCTTTCGTATTTGCCCATGTGCAAGATACGCGAACTACTGTTTCACCGCGCATAGCCGAACGGAAGACCTCATATTTCACGAGGCTGACCACATGTTCTATGAGCGCTTTGCGATAATTGTCGTCCTTGTATTTGTGTAAAAGAATCAAGTCTTTGCGACTGAAACTCATCTGTGTTAAATGGTTGTGATTTCTTTAGGGTTCTGCATTTATAGGCTCAGGCTGTGGCTCTGGCAAAGGAGCAGCCTCAGTGGCAGCCTCATTCTCAAACGCTGTCTGAGCAGCACAGGGCTGACGACATGTGGGGCAGGTATTCTTTTCCTGGAGCCATGTATTGAGACTCGGTGTATCAAACACATGGAAACAGCTTGTTACGGAGGCCGTAATAGGACTGATGTCTTCCATGGATATGGGGCAGGACTCTTTGTTTTTACACGCATCT